AAAACAGGTATAGCGAAAGTTATGTATGAAGATGTATCTAAAAGCGAAATACACGAAGCACATAACCTAACAGATGATGAATTTACTTTTTTAACTGAACCCGATAATGTAACGGTTCTTGAACATACTAAAAACACAAGCGGTTCTATAGATGAAGAAGGCGTAGAAATAGAAACCGTCATGCACGATGTAAAATTAAGTGTAGAACAAACATCTGGTGATATTACTATCACTTCCATACCGCCAGAAGAATTTTTTGTAGATAGAAACGCTAGAAGTATTGATGATTTTTTTGTGATTGGTCATAGGTCAGATATGACTATTGGCGATTTACTAGAAATGGGTTTTGACCATGAAGAAGTACATAACTTGCAAGGTAATATGTCAACGTTTGAAGCTGAAAGCGAGTTTGAACGTAGAAATTACGCTGTAGATGAAGATGATGATGAAAGTGCCGACCCAACCAGTAAAAAGGTTGTTGTAACAGAAGCTTACATGAAAATAGATAAAGAAGGAACTGGTAAACCTTCTATGTATCGTTTTATTTTGGGCGGCTCTAGTTACAAAGTATTATCTTGTGAATTAGCAGATGAAGTACCGTTTGCAATATTTGAAGTTGACCCAGAGCCACACGCTTTTTTTGGTAGTAGTTTAGTTGACTTAGTTATGGATGACCAAGATGCGGCAACATCTATGCTTCGGGGCGTTTTAGATAATGTAGCATTAACAAATAACCCTGCTTTAGAAATTTTAGATGGTCAGGTGTCCGTAGATGATTTATTAAATAATGAAATTGGTAGAATTGTAAGAGTTAAACAATCTGGTGCAATTCGTGAACAAGTTGTTCCTTTTACGGCGGGTTCAACGCTTCCTGCATTACAATATTTTGATACATTAGTAGAAAATAAAACTGGCGTTAGTCGTGCTTCGCAAGGATTAAATGCAGATGTATTACAATCAGCAAGCGCAACAGCAATAGCGGCAACAATGCAAGGTGCGGCAGGGCAAGCCGAAGTTGTTTCAAGAAATTTAGCAGAAGGTGGTATGAAACGGTTATTTAAATTAATAGCGCATTGTATCATAAATAACTCTGATAAAGAAGAAATAATAAGATTAAATAATGAATTTGTTGAAGTAGACCCTAGAAGTTGGAACGCTGATGCAGACATGATAGTTAATGTTGGCATCGGAACAGGTCGTGAAGCTGAAAAATCTGCGGTATTACGAGAAACATTACAAATGCAAATGTCAGTGTGGCAACAATATGGACCACAAAACGGTTTAGTTACAATGACTAATGTTAGAAATACCCTAGCTGATTTATTAGGTTCGGTTGGTTTAAAAAATACAGACCGTTATTATTTACCAGTTACGTTTGAAAAAGAACAAGAATTAATAGCGGCTAAACAAGAACAAGCGCAACAGCAAGCGCAAATGATGCAACAAGGACAACCAGACCCTAATCAAGCGTTTATTCAAGCTGAACAAATGAAAGCGCAAACAAAAGCGCAAGTTGATATGGCTAAATTGCAATTAGACGCTCAAAAAGCGGCAAGTGATAGAGATTTTAAAATGCACGAACTAGCCATGAAAGATGATTTACAGCGTGATAATATGGTTCAAGATTTAGCGGTTAAGGTTGCGGAAATATTAGGTAAATATGAAACGGCAGTTGACACGACAGCAATAAAAGCCGAACAAGATAAAGTAAGACCGCACCACAAAGAAATGATGAATGGATTACAAGAAGAAAGCTATTAGAGCCAGAAATTTATTAAATAATGAGGAATTTCTAGGCATTATGAAGGATTTGCGAGACAACCAATTATGGTTAATTGCGAATACGAGTGCGCCAGAGGTGGAAAAACGTGAGGATGCTCACGCCATTTATCGGGCGTTAAATGAAATTGAGTTTTTATTAAGGGCTGATGTAGACGCTGAAAAACTCATAGAACGAAAGGCAAGGGACGCTCATGAGCACTGAACCTAACAGTGGCAGTATAAATGATATTGCAAATTTAATATCAGAACCGCCACAAAAATTAGAAGATAATCTAAACGAAGTTGCTGAAGCTGTTATTGAGGAACCTCAGGACACTGAGACTGAAGAAATGGTTGAAGTAGCCGAAAGTGAAGATGTCGCTGACCACGAAAGCGATGATTTAGAAGAAATCGTGGATGAGGATGGGCTAGACGAGGATACAGCCGTTCCCTTTGAACTTTCTGACGATATGGAGCTAGAGTATAAAAGCGATGGCGAAATTAAGAAGGCAACCATTGGGGAGCTAAAGCGAAGTGCCGCAGGACAAGACTACATCCAAAAGGGTATGGAAGATAATGCTAGAGTTAAAAAAGAACTAGAGCAAACTACCCAATCATTGCAGGAAGACCGTCAAAAACTTAATGCAATATTACAAGCGTACGAAAATGGTGATGCTCCAAGACCGCCAGTAATGCCAAATAAGGAACTTCAACAAAGTGACCCTCTAGGTTATTTGGAACAAATGGAGCAGTATCGGCAAGACGTTGAAGCATTTAGTAAGTTTAAGGTGGAAGCCGAAGAGCAATCTAAAGCTAATGAACGTATTATGTATGAACAAGACCAACGATATGCGGCAGAACAAGCTGAAATATTGAAAAAGGAAATGCCAGAGTTAAATGACCCCGAAAAAAGTAAAAAACTTTTGGAGGATATTCAAACTGTGGCTGTTGATTATTACCAAGTTCCTGTTGAGATATTAGGCAATCTAAAACATACTTGGGAATTTAAAATTGTTCGTGATGCTGTAGCCTACCGCAAACTGCAAACTTCTAAAACTAAGGTTGTAGAAAAAACCAAAGGCGCAAGGCCAATGGTAAAAGCGGGAGCAAAAAAAACTGCTAGTGGTACAAAGGTAATAAAACAGAAAGAAGCGCGGTCAAGAATGCAAAAATCTGGGTCACTTGATGATGTGACTAATTATCTCTTGTCTTAAAGAAAGGACTTTAACATGGCCGTAACAGCCAACACAAACGAAACATACGATGTTTCTACAATTCGGGAAGACCTATCCGAAGCGATGGCTTCCATCACCCCAACAGAGACTTTACTTATGTCCTCTATTGGAACACGCAACGTTGACAACACTTACTTTGAGTGGAGTGAAGTTGACCTAGCCGCAACTGGAACAAACCGTCAAATCGAGGGTGATGTTGGAATTGCTAATACAGCACCAACTAACGCTGTTCGTAAAGGTGGCTACACACAAATTTCAGCGAAAGTCGTAGAAGTTTCTTCTACTAACCAAGCTGTAAATGGTGTTGCAAATGCACAGACAGTAGCAAAACAGGTTGCATATAAGCTTTCTGAACTTAAGAGAGACATGGAAGCCATGTTGCTATCGAACGTAGCTGCAAACGCAGGTGCATCTGGTACTGCTAGAGCAACTGCGGGTTTACCTGCATACCTTACTTCTAACGTATCTAGAGGTGGTTCAGGTGCTAACGGTACAACTTCTGGCTCTGGTGAAAGCGGTTTTGTCAATGCTGCGGCAACTGACGGTACACTTCGCCCTATAACAGAAGCACTTTTGAAAACTGTTATTGCAAGTTGTTGGAATGCAGGGGCTACACCTAAGATTGTTATGTGTGGTTCAGCGCAAAAGCAAAAAATCTCAACTTTCACTGGTAACGCAACACGTTACAAAGAAGCAGAAGATAGCAAGTTAAATGCTGCTATTGATGTTTACATCAGTGACTTTGGTGAGGTTCAGATTGTGCCTAACCGTCATATGCGTGTCAGAACAGTCTCAAGTGTAGATTATACACCTGATGTTCTTGTTATAGACCCATCATATGCTGAAGTTGCTTACTTGCAAACAGCGAAGCAAGAACCTCTTGCAAAAACTGGTTTGTCTGAGCGCAGATTAATTTCTTGTGAGTACGGCTTACAAGTTACTTCGCAAAAGGCACACGGTATCGTTGCAGATATCAACGCATCATAAAAGTAGGTGGGGCAGCAATGCCCCATCTTTATGGAGGGTATTATGAAAGTTAAAATAACAACTGACAGGCGACCTTTTGTAAATGGTGTTGCTACTAATCAAGGCGAAGAAATAGAAGTTGATGCAGAAGAAGGCGCAATTTTATTACAAGCAGGGTTTGCATTAGAAATTGGCGCATCTAAGCCAAAACGAGCAAGAACGGCAACTGGTAAACTAAAAGCCGATGACCCCTCTACCCCTGACGTTAATGAAGCATGGGAAGGTGGCAAAGCACCTAAGAAAAAGAAAGCCAAAAAATGAGTGTACAAACAAAATATCTTGATGAAGACGGTAAAATTGTAATTAACCGCAGTCAGGATATTCAACGCATTTTAGATTTTAATAAGGAGCGCAACATAGATGGGCATAACCGTAAATCAGATATGCGCCTTGCAGGGTCTATTCCATTTGTAGTTATAGAAATGTGGATGAAGGAATGTGGCGCAAAATTAGGTAGCCAAGAACTAAATGCTTACATTAAAAAGAAACTAATGTCAGGCGAGTTTAGTAAATTGGTGGCTAATGGGTATTAGATGGATTTACCCAAGGTAAATATTGCTGTTGCCGCTTCTGCGGTGGTCGCGATAGTCTCCACAGTCGGAGGAGGCATTTGGTATGCTTCTTCGCAAGCTTCAATTATTGAGGGACTAACAGAACAAGTTGAAACTCTTACAATAGAAAATAACGCTACTGACCGCACAAACTTAATTCGTGATGTAGAAGAAAACACCGAAAGAATTGACGAGATTATAGAGTATATAATCGAAGTTGAAGAGGATGGTGGCGAAACTATTGACGAAATCTATGAAGAGTTTGAGGACGTTTATGAAACGCAGGAAGGTTTTTTGCTTCAGTTCAATCAGATTATTAAACTGCAAGCTAGGATAAAGACCCTTGAAAATACAATAGAATACCTGACGAGACGTCCCATTAATTCTGATGGTATGTAAACATGGACCCAATTACAATTTTAGCGGGCATAAAAACAGGCCTCGCCGCAGGAAAATCTGTTGCAGGGTTAAGTAAACAAATTGGTCAATTCTTCGACGCAACTGATAATGCGAAAAAGCAATTACAAAAAAAAGGTGTTTCAAGTAAAAGTGTAAATGCTATAGCGATGGAACGATTCCAGAAACTTAGGCAAGCCGCTGAAGCTGAAGAAGAACTGAAAAAATTTATCTGTGAATCGCTTGGACCTTCTCATTGGAACACTTTATTGAAAATGCGTAGGGAAGTTTTAGCAGAAAAACGCGAGGCAGAGGCTAGGGCGAGGCGTGAGGCACAGGAACGTGCTGACCTAGCACTTACTGCCGTTTCTATTGTTTTGCTTCTCACGGCGGCTTGTATCGGCTCTACGGCCTATCTGCATCATATGGGTTGGCTCAACATTTGGGATTACTGGCCATGATTTATGTTTTGGTTTTTTTACATTTTATAAATACTGATAATTTAAAATTTTATCAGATAGCCACATTTTCGGATAAAGAAGAATGTCTAAGCCAAGCGGAGAAAGCAAAAATTCTAGTAACCCACAACTCCATGAAAGTTTCGTGCTTGGAGATTACGACCCAATAGTAATAGAACATGGCAAAAAATGGGCGGCATACGATAAACGTGGACGATTAATAATTTTAGGATATAATAGGCGCATATGTCAGGAGTACGCAAATGACAGAGTTCGACAAGCTAGATAAGGATAAGAACGGCAACCTTAGTAAGAAAGAGTTTCAACAACTTGAAATAGAAGACCGTAGATTAAAAATAGCTGATGCAGACGAAAAAAGGAACACGGAACGATTGCTAGTTAAGGCGTGTTGCGCGGGAATGTTGTTATACCCTTTTATTATTTTATTAGCATCTGTTCTTGGCTTTGAGGTGGCGGCAAGTCTTATAACAGATATTGCAAGCGTTTATGTTGTGGCGGCTAGTGGAGTTGTTGTTGGTTATTTTGGATTTAACAGCATAAGGGATAAAAACGCATGATAGCACAATTATTAGGTCCAGTTGCAAGTCTAGCAGGGTCTTGGCTAGATGCAAAAACAACTAAACAAGCGGCTGAAGCCAAATTAAAACTAACGGAGGCAGAAGCAAAAAGTAAAATATTGCTCTCAAAAGAAACATCGGTTGCCGATTGGGAGCGGATAATGGCGCAAGGAACTCAGAACTCATGGAAAGACGAATATCTGGTTGGTTTGTTCAGTATTCCATTAATTTTAGTGTTCACAGGTGAAAAAGGCCGTCAAATTGTTGCGGAAGGCTTTATAGCGTTGGAAAGTATGCCAGAGTGGTATCAATACACGTTAGGGGTAATCGTAGCCAGTAGTTTTGCCGTAAGGTCTGCCACAAAGTTTTTTAGAAAATAGTTATAGGAAAATTAAAATGTCTTTTAAATTATCAAGTAGGTCTTTGGGCAAGCTAGAGGGTGTTCACCCTGATATGGTTGCTACAGTACAGAAGGCCATAGAACGAACTAAAATTGACTTTGGCGTGACGTATGGCGTTCGAAGTGTCGAAGAACAACAACGGCTTTTCGATATGGGCAGAAGCCAAACAATGAAATCAAAACACTTAATGCAAGATAGCGGGTTTTCACACGCTGTTGATTTAGTGGCATATGATGGGTCGGAAGTTGTTTGGGAAATAAATGTATATGATGACATAGCTGATGCAATGGCTAGTGCGGCCAAGGAAGTAGGTTGTCGGCTTAGATGGGGCGCGGCATGGCATATAGACGATATAGGCGACTTTGAAGGCACTATGGAAGATGCTATGAATGAGTATGTAGACCTTAGAAGGTCACAAGGGCGCAGGCCGTTTATAGATGGTCCACATTTCGAATTAAGGTAAGGGGGCTAACTGCCCCCCCCTTTTTATGCCGCCTTTTTGTAAGTGTTGGGGTTTACCTCTATGGCTTGCTCTTCGTAAAATTCTTTACTGCGCTCGTCCATATCGTCAAGAACGGTTTGCCATTCTGCATAAGTTCTAACGCTTCTTACAAACTCTTTATGGCCTAAATTGTTAGTGGTAACTATCGCCGCCACAAAAGCCATAGCGTCTTGCTCACGCTCTAAACCTTGCACAACGTAATCGTCGCCGCCTTTATACTTCCAACGGTGTAGCCCCTCTGCAAACGCTCCAGAACCTACTTCTGCGCCATCATTTTCTAAAATTTGTGTGCTAACAACATATACATTCATTTTTAAAATCCTCTTTTTTGCTTATATGTAAACTTTACACTATAAATTTGTAAGTGTAAAGAGGTTTTTTTATAATTTTTTAATTTATTTTTACCAAGGCCTTATTTTAGGTTTGGTTAATTTAGATACAACTTCGCTTACATTGCAGTGTCCAGAAGTTGCATTTAATTTATCGTAAATAGTATTTTTGTTTGTTAGAATATTCCAACAACTGTTTTCCGATAAAAACCAAACGCTAAATTGTAATTCATGTTCTGCTATTGGGTAAAATATTGTCAAAAGCGTATAATATTCCATTGTGTTTACTGCTCGTTTTTTTTATAAGAAATTAGGGGAGGCAAATGCCATTAAATCAGTTGGTGTCCATTAGTGTCGTTTAATCTCCTCCCCACGAACATCCCAAGGAACTTTTGGTAAAGTTATTCTTTGGTTTGCTACTTTTTTAGCATCTGTTTCTATAGAAGTTTTGCCGCCATATTGTTTGGCAAATCCAACGCCGAACCTAAATGCGTGAGTTCTAAGCGAGTTTGTATCTATGCCCATTGCCCTAGAGGCTTCTACTATTGTTAAGTGGCTAAATAACTCAAAAAGTTCTTTTACTTCTATAGCCTGCTTTTTTCTTAATTGCTCCCAAGGTTTCATATCCTAACTCCTTCCTCCCTTAGTTTTTTAATTAATACCGCCATAGCTTCTTTTGCTTGCCTATAGTCTTGCTTAACTGAGGGCGGTGCGTTGGGTAGTAAGGCTAGAGGTTCTAGCCTATCTATATCGCGTTTAATACTGTCTCGAGTGTCCCTATCTTCTGGTTTTATTTCCATTAGTTTTATCCTTATGCCTGAAATAAGTTTTTAAGTTCATTTTATGTGGTGTTTTTTCCCTTCTTTTTTCATACTGACACGCATGGCGCATAGTAGCGCAACCGTAGCAATCGCAGTCAGGATTTAAAAATTCATCTTCATCGTACGGATTTTCATAAGGGTTGTTATGAATTACTTTATTATTGGTTCTATCCATTCTTTGTGTCCTTTATCCATTGCATCAAGTGCATTATTAATTACCCTGTTTTCGGTAGCTATTTGTGGGTCTATAAATTCAGCCCCCATAATATCTAAGCAATGGCTATGTAATGCAGAAGCAACTGCAAAATATTGTTGTTCAGTTAATTCTATTTTTATCTTTTTACTCATTGCATCACCATGAAGCTGTCTATGTTGAGGGCGGCTATAATCATCATTATTATCATAGCCACGAAAATTATTTTATCTTGCCAATCAATCATTAGAAGCTCTCCTTCCATAAATCATAAGCCATGTCATCGCATTGCACACTTTCCAAACATAAGGCCTCATCTATTGCCATCATGTATTCGTTTTCAACAAAAGCCCTAACGTGCTTGGGTAGCTCTTTTTGCTGTTTAGTAACGTAGTTGCTCCAAAACATCTCTATGTTGTCAGGGTGGCCATCTCTGTCCACGTCAGCATAAATTTCAATTTTAAACTCGTCACCAAAGCCACCTTTGCTTCTAATTTCTACGGTTAATTCAGTTGATATATTCATTTTATAAATCCTCTTTATTGTTTATATGTAAGGTATAATATATAAAAATGTAAATGTAAATAGTTTTTTTTGTAATTATGCTATTTTTTTTGTAGGTGTCCAATACTGCTTTTTAAAGCCAAATGCGGGGTGGCCTGCCCAATACCCTTCTATCCATGTGCGCCACTGGCCTTCTCTTAAAACAGATTTAGGGTGATGTTGTTCGGCTCTTTTCCAATGGCCTTTGTTAAAATGTAGAGGCATTTTATGAAAAGTTTCATCAAAAGGTTCTCTAGCCGTCACAGGTTTATCAACGTTCCAAGAAACTCGATGCCAAGCATCTACAGCAAACCCCATGCCCCTATTTAGCCCCCTGCGCCGTTGTCGGCTGTCTGAGGGCGTGGTTTTAACAAACCGTGGCTTGTTAATCACTTTAAGAAAAGAAGCAACGTGTCGTAGCCATGTGGAGTCAGCATCCCGTGCCTCTTGTGTTTGGTTTTTAAAGGTTTCTAAATCGTGACTAAATTTAAAAACATCTATTTTGCAATCGCAATCGTCTTGGGGGCAAGCAGTTTGAAAACATTCTATTGCGCCCATTGGGTGTGGCATAGTGTTGGGGCTAAGCCAACAAGATAAAGCCACAAAGTTTTTATAAAAAAGTTCTGGGTATTCTATTTCGTCATCGTCATTGCTTTCAACATAACCAACTAAAGGTTTGTTGTTTTTTACTGCCGCCGTTTCCATAACGATGTCGCCATTTACTTTTTTAGTCATAGGCATCAATAATATTAAATTATCTTGTTTATTTTCTAAAACAGAATTTGCTTCGTGTTGCCCCCTATGGCTTACTTTACTTTCAACATCTACAAAAAGCCCTATAGCGGGTGCAGGCAAAATAGTGTCTATGGAGGGTGGTATGCTAAAGTCTGCGCCATATTCTGAAAGGCTTGCCTCGTAGGTGTATTCTGATAATCCCCTGCAATCATAATAGTGAACATTTCTAAGCATTTTGCCAATTTGTGGTACTGTTACTGAAGATGTTCCTATTTGCACCTCAGGCCAAGCATCGTAATATTTAGCTAATTGTTCAACGTATTCCATCATTTCCATAATATTTCTCCCTAAATTTATTTAATGAAGTTTGGGGGGTTTCCCCCCCTTTCTTCTTATAAAGTCTCCCATACTTTTGTATTTAGTAACTGGCCAACTGCTCTTTCTCTTTCACGAGTTACATTATGCGGCCTTTTAGTGTCTGTTGTATGGGTTGCCCAATGCGTCATGCAGTTGTAAACCGCCCATTTGTTTTGGCCTAAGTGTTTAAACTCTTGGTGTAGTTGTCCCATAAGGTTTTCTAGTTGTTTTTTGTTATGGGTTTCTTCGGTAGTTTTAGAGTTAATTTTAACTAAGCGTTTGCGAAACAGGTTTTCTACTTCTTCCTTTTCAACTTTGGTTTTCATCCAAGCTTGCCATTGTTCTTTTTGGTTCCAAAATGTTTCTACACCTAGTTTTATTTTTTGCTCTATGCCTTCTACTGAAATGCTGTTGGTGTGTCGTTGCCATATTGCGGTAACGCTGTCAGGTGTAACGCAACCATTTTTGCACCATAGTCTAAAAGCATCGGCCACTGTTTGGTATGCCCAATGTCCGTCATAAGAGTTAAAACCTTTTACTCTAAACATTACATGGTCACCAACTTCTGGCTCAGTTACAAGGTTGTTAAACTTAATATCTATTTCAAGCTTCTTACCCTGCTCGTGGCAATAAACATTAAAGTCATAATCACTTGATATATTAACAGCCTTTAGAGCGTCTTCAGTGGCTTGCACTACGTCAGCGTGTGGCAGTACCTTATAGCTTGCCTTGTGAACGTGTAGGTGTTCGCCAGTGTCTTCGCGTACCAGTAGCTTCCAACCGTCCACAGGTGTTGTCATGCCTTGTGGTATTAGTGGCAGTTCCAAAATGTTAAAATCATAATCGTTTGTAAAATCTAGCATATATATCTCCTTTATTGCTACGTCAGTTATAAATTAAAAATTTGTAAGTGTAAACTCCT